TGACAGCACCAGAATTAGAAAATAAGGTAGAAATCAAATTTAATAATTAAAATTTATGAAAATATTTTTAACCCCTCCTATGAATCATTTAGAGTTAAGTGAATTAGGAGATAATAATTTATATATTATAGGTCAGTACTATAAGAAGAATGAAGCATATAGAAAGTACATTCATAATGCTATCAAACAAGGTCGTTTTACGATACTCGATAATGGTACTGGAGAAGAAGGTGAAATATTGACCAACAAAGAATTGTTCAAATTGACACTTGAAATCCAACCTAATGAAGTGATACCTCTTGATGTACTCTATAACAAAGAAGAGACGTTGAACAACTTTAATCAATTCCTCAACTGGATGAAAGATGCAAGAAGAAAAGGTTTCCTCTACAAAAGGACCAGTATACTTGCATGTCCACAAGGTGACACTTATGAGGATTGGATGGAGTGTTACAAGTGCTTCTTGAATAACGACTTTGTTTCTTGTATCGGTATGAGTAAGAAAGCAATTCCTCACATTATGAAGAATCCGGACATTGCAGAAGCAAGAACCTTGTTGGTTGCAAAACTCGAAGAGCAAGACCTGCTACGTAAACCATTGCATTTCTTAGGACAAGGAAATCCAATAGAATTCAGGTGTTATAACACTAATCATCATGCAATAAGGTCAACTGATAGTTGTTATCCTATCTTGTCAGCACTGCATGGTGTGGAAATTGAGAAGGAAGGTTTATTCAAAAGAATACCTACACCTCCAGATTATTTTGAGAAAGAGGTGAAAGAAGAAGATATCGAATTAATCAAAAAGAATGTTGATTATCTAAGAAGATGTTGCACAAGTACTTTGAAATAACAATTTCTTATTGGGCAGAAGATGAAAATTCTGCAAGTAGGAGAATGAAAAAGTGTCAGAATGTGATTGCTTGTTCAGCAATTAATTATACTGATGCAGAAGCAATTGCTACTAAGTGGGGCAATGAGAATATCGATGTTGAGTTTGATATTAGTCCTATCAAAGAAATGAATATTTCTGGTATTCATTCAGGAAAAGGATTATGGTTCTTATGTAAAGGATTATGGTTCGAGACTGATATGAGAGGTAAAGTGAAAGAAAATAAGATACAATATCTCATACAATCTGAAAGTTCTACGAAAGCAAGTGAAATGATGAGTAAGATTCTAAATCAAGATTTTTTCAGCGAGACACGTGTTGTTGATATTAAAGAAACTAAGATTGAAGAGTTTATTACGTGTTAGCCATGTTTGTATATTAGAGTTTTGAAGGGGCTTTGTTGTGAAACAAGGTCCTTTCTTAATATATATTAATTTGATACACAATTTGGACATAAACTTTTGGTATCTCATAGAAAAGTAGTATCTTTAGACATCCAAAAGAATAATGATTAAATACGAGAAAATATGAAATCAAAAATCAGTACATTTATTATCGAGTGTCTTAGGACAGATGTGGCAGACAATCTCGATGCGTTATTGTGGGAATACGGTAAATTCATGAAAGGAGTTTATGAGATAATTCCTAATTCTAATCTCATAGTATTGACTGTTAATAGTCTCACATCAGGTTTTCAATTGAATTTAAATGAGATTGAAAGTCACTTAGCAAATTCAGGTAGAGTCATCAAAACATTAATATTGTAATAATTATGGAAAACGAAGTAAAGACTAAAGTGTGTAAGAAGTGTGGTCAAGAATTACCATTAGACCAATTTTATACTTCTGTAAATTGTAAGGATGGACATCTTAATGTATGCAAAAAATGTAAAAATTCACATGATAAATTACGAAATCAAATTAAAAAAGAATCACAATCAGGTATTCATAAAGTTTTTGTAAATCCTGATTTGGCAAAATTTACTCCAAGACAACTTATTGAAGAGTTACGTGGCAGAGGATATACAGGTGAATTAAAATATGTCCAAGTCATTAAAATTTAATTGAAAATTGTTGGACCGCGTGGTCCAAAGGTGTATCTTTAAGCATTCAAAAAAAAGAAATATTATGGATAGAAAGATAATCGAAAAAGCTAAGAAACTTCAAGCTCTTGTAGAAAGAGGTGAGATGGGTGAAGCATTAGCAGCTAAAAGAGCTTTAGATGCATTATGTTTGGCTAATGGATTGGATATCGAAACTCTATTTAATGAAAAGAAAGAAAGGAAATATTTCAAATTGCCATATTATAATGAATACGCTCGGAAACTTCTATTTCAATGTTTACATAAAGTTTTAAATGTAGGTTCTATCGAGTATCGTTCTAATAAATATAAAACTGTTGTTTCTATTGAACTCACTGATGCTGAATATATTGAAACTAAAGAAATGTATGAATTCTATTTTAAACAATGGAAGAAAGAGGTTAAGTCGATGATGAACGATTTATACGAAGCATTTCTGAATAAATACGATATTTTTAGTGAAGATGCAGAATCAGATGATACAGAAATGACTCCTGAAAAATGGGAGAAGATTCTTCGAATAATGCGGATGAGTGAGCAGCTTGAAGATGTCTCCTTTTTAAAAGGAATCGAGTAACTTCAAATCATTTAATTGATAACAAAATTGTATTTTTATCAAATAAGGAAAACTGTTTCAAGTTGTTTATTTCGTTTAACCCGACTTATTTGTTAATTTACTGCAAACTTGATTCAGTTTTCCTTTTAAACAATTATAAACGATGGCAAAATCAAAGAATCAAAACTTTGGAGTAGGAGATAGAGTGAAAATCCTACATTGTTCAAACTTGATGTTAGTAGGTAAGGTGAGTAGAATAGCAAGTATATGTGGAACTGGAAGTACGAAGTATTATCATCTTGAGATAGATGGTGAATTAAGGACATTCCTTCCACAGAATCTCCAACTTGTTGAAAAATGTGATAATAATCCTAAAAAGTGAGATGTTATGACAGAGAAAATCATTAAAAAAGAGAATGTAGAATACAAGCTGACATGTAGTTTGTTTATGGAATGGAACCGTCCGGCAAAGTATAGATTTAAACTACAGCAAAGAGAGATAGGGAAAAGAAAATGGAAGGATTTAAAAGGAGAGGAATGTAGAGTATATACAGAGAAAGATATTGTTTTGCAGCATATAAGTGAAGAAGATATGTTAGAGCTTGCTTTTGAGGAATACAAGAAGTATAATCCTTCTAATAGTAATATGTTTTAATGAGAAAGGAGATTGAAAATATGAAAGGAAATATATTTGACAAAATAAGAAAAGCATCTAATAAATACATAGAGTATATGATTGCTTGTGACTGTGTAGCCAAAGAAGCACAAAAACATATAGATTGGGACAATAATGTTTCGTGTGAATATTATCCCGGTGATGGAATATGTATAATGATAGACGAGCATGTTTGTTATGCTAATATATTCTTTGACTTGGTAGAAGAATCAGAAAACGGTATGCTTGATAGGGGAACTTTTATGAGAAATTGTATTTGACATGGAAAGATATAGGATTGTGAAAGAAATAGGGTATAGCGGCTGGATTCCGATAGGCGTGGATTGCGTACAAGTCAGAAAAAACAAACGTCTTTCGTCTGAATGGGTGAATGTAAAGGGGTTTGATACCTATAGGAAAGCAAGAGAGTTGTTGCATGTTTTAAACGGTGATTGATATGAAAACAATTAAGATTTCAAATTTACAAGAAGGGGATTTGTTCATATATAAAGACGTAATGTATGAAATTGTACATAAGGACAAATGGGAAACCTATTGTAAATATGTCAATGATAAAAGCCATTTAGGAGGATGGTTTTCAAGCGAATATCTTTATTGTAAATTTAGTAATTATACAAAAGTGGAGGTTTAAGCATTATGAGTAAATATAGATATAGAGAAGTGAAGAATTATATCCACAACGAACTAAAGTTGACTAAAGAGGATATAAAGGAAATTATGATTCCAATCGTGAAAGAAGAAGTCAAACGTATCTTTCATAACACCTACGGAAACGACGTTGATATAGAGAGGTGGGTTCGTTGTATGGTTTCCAACGAGATACAAAGACATGGTGATTACTCTATGATAAGGAATTTGTGCAGGGAGATAATTAAGGAGGAAATTACCGATAGGTTGTCAATTGATATAAGTCTTAAAAAGAAAGAGGGGTAAAATATGCAGGACGAAATTTCTTGGAACGATAATACTCGTTATGATATTTATAATCCATATGTTGATATTTCTCCTTTAGAACCATGTGATGCACCTAAAATGAGAAAATATCGTCCAAAAGATGATAGATGTACAAACAAGCAGATTGCGAAACGCAGGAAGAGAAACAAGAACCGTAAAACACATAGGAAATGAGTAGGTTTGAGAAAGAAATTCTTCCTTTTATAGAAGAGGAAATTATGCGAAAACTCCGTACATACAATGTGTACAGTACAAAGGAGTATGAAGACATACGAAAGGCAGTGAGGTATTCAATCAGATTTTGCAAGAAACATAAAATTGTTCGATGTGAAGATAAAGATTAAATAAATAAAGGAACGAGAAATGAAAAAGTACAAGGTTTTATTTTGTGATATGGACGGGACGTTAATTGAGACAGTAAGCGGTGAGACGTTTCCAAAAGGGATATGGGACATGAAGTTTAAGTTTGATGTTTTGGATGCAATAAAGAATTTGAATCCAAAAGCAATATTTATTGTAACGAATCAAGGAGGGATAGAAAAGGGTTTGTTTCCAGAATCATTTATTTATGTCAAATGCCAGTACGTGAATGATAGTATAATAGATTATTGCGGTATTGATACGTGTTTTAAATATTGTGGAAGCAATGATAGAAGCAACCCAATGAGAAAGCCTAATACTGGAATGCTTGAAGGGCTTTTTAATAAATATAAATCATGGGGTTATGCTTGTAATAAAAATGATTGCTTGATGATTGGTGATGCAAGCGGACTTGAAGGGCAATTTTCGGAGCCCAGAATTATAATACAGACGTTCACTCTATCTCTGCTCCAACTCAATCCATTGCCCAAAAGTGGCTTCGTGAAACCAAGAACCTGCATATCACTATATATAATAGTGCTTCCGGCTACACATACGATATATCTAAAGCGGATATGGGAACGGTACTTTATTGTTTCCCCGAAGGTCCGAATGATGGAGGTAATTGGGACACCTACGAGGAAGCATTAGAAGCTGGAATTATAAAAGCATTAAAATTGATATAATAAAGAAGATGATACAAAAGCTACTCGCACATCTCTATCAAAAGAGAGTGACAAAAACATATAATGATAATAACGATGGATTCATATGTAACTTCGTACTCACCTATAAAGATGAGAACGAGAACTATCATAATGTAAGTTGTTACAGTGTGAATTTCGAACCAATTGTGATTGGTAAAGAAAACCTCTACTATGTGGAGCTTGATGTACATTCAATACAAAACATAAAGTTCAATAACAAGAGAGATTATTTGAATCAAGCAAAGGTATTGAAAATGGAACTTTTAATCAATCCTTGGGAGATTGATATAATGAAAAAAGAAATTGAAAAGTATTATAACAAACAAAATTCGTAAATCATGTACTACTTATTAGAACAAGAAGATGAAGACCTCACATTCGAACAATTCATAATGTCTCAAGAAGACAATGAAGAAATCATTGAAGAGACACAATTAATGAATGATGTTTGGTATTGAATCACAAAATCCATAGCATAGAAAGGATGTTTTATATATCTTTACCGATAATTACAATAAGTAACATAAGAAATGACACAGGTAAGTAGAGAAGATATAATTAAGGAGGCTCCTGACTTTGTCCAGATAGCCTCTAAACATATGCAAGATGCTTATGTGGAATACGAAAGAATCCGTATCAAATTAGACGAATGTCCCGACAGATTTGTCACATATGAAGGTCACAATGGTGTGTTACATTCAATTGACCTTAAATATGTGAATCTCAAGGGAGTAATGAAAAATCGTGGTGCAAAAGAAGAAGATATCAAAGATGCACTTGAAATTCGTGCAAAAGTCATTGTGCCACTACTTGCTCAATACAATAGAGCACGGTCAAAATATATGCATACATTCGACCTGTATAACGATAGGAGCAAGGCGCTTGCAAAGCTAACGCCAATGCTCCTCGACCTATTTGGTTCTATGTATTCAATAAAGGATGTCAAGAAGACAATCAAGAAGAGAGAAGGATATGACTTGGAAGATGGAGAATTGACAAAATTCTATAATGAAAATAAGTCAATAATCGAAAATAGACAAAATAAATACGTAGTAAAGAGTGATAAGTATCGTGTAGCAACAGAAGCGGGACGATTAGAAATCCTTAATGATATACTCACGGACCTACAACTCAAATACGAAGACTATATCGATAGAGGTCAAGAGACAAAAGCATTGATTATATCACGAGAAATAAGAGCAATCCTGGAACAAGCAAGAAAGGAAGTAAAAGGGAATGAACTCAAACTCACAGTTGACGGAAAAATAGATATAAACGCAACAATACATGGAGGAGAGAACATAAGTAGAGTAATGCGTGATATACCTATAAACAGTATAATCATTGGACTCGTAAGTGCCAAGTCAGGAATAAGACCTGAGATAATGATAAACCAACTCGCAAGCTCCTGGTATAAAGACTTTAACGGATTCAATAAGAATATCCTTGGACAAGAAAAGATAATGCTACCTGGAGACCTCATAAAACAATACGATTGGAACGACTTGGAAAAGAAAAACGAACGGTTCATAAACGAAATGAAACCTATCGAATATACTGAAGCAGAGATAATTCAAGAGGAAGAAGGAACAAGCAAGAAAGACTTGATAAGACAGCGTCTAAAGCAGATGAAGAACAATAATACACACTAACTTCGTTGTTCATAATTAGTGAAATTTTCTCGTAATTGTAGGCCTTAGGAGTCGCGATGATTGCTAAGGCCTTTCTATTTTTATGGAAATAGAATGAGATGAATAAAATAAGGTATTTTGTGCAGCGAGATTGATATCTGACGCGTGTATCGACTAATTCTTAATTATATGATTCTATAAATAAGAATGGAAGGACACGAAGAAAAAGTACACAATTTGGACAATAATTTTGTGGTCGACCTGTTGTGTGGTCGAAGAATAAGGTGTATCTTTACAATATCAAAAGAAGAGACATGTGTAACAATTTAAAACAAAAAGATTATGAACGAAGTATTTAGACCATTGAGTGTAGGAGACCAAGTAAAGTTCTTATTGTTCAACGAGGACGAAGTAGTAACAATGACATGTACTGGTACATGTGACGAGACAGCGACATTAGGTTTCATTTCATTCATAGACAAGAGTAACAAAGAGTTCTACATGGACGAATGTGAAGTGCTCTATGCAAAGAATGGCGATGGTGACGAGATTGGAACAAGGTTCTATGAAGATAGT